CAGTTTTAATATTCGGTGGTGAAGCAGAATTAACCACAACAGGTGTTAAAAATGACACCAGAGTGGCAGGTGTTGTTTCAGAAAATCCAGCATACTTGATGAACAATTCACTTGAAGGAGACCATGTCACAGCATTGGCTCTAACAGGAAGAACCAAAATCAAAGTGGTGGGAATCATACAAAAAGGTGACCTATTGGTGAGTTCAACCACACCAGGTTACGCAATTAGAAACAATGATGCCAAAGCAGGCACAATTATTGGTAAAGCAATACAAAACAAAGATGATGCTGGTGAAGGCATTATCGAAGCAGTGATAGGTAGAGTATAATGGCACAAAAAATTATAAATGTAGGAACAGACGCCAACTACGGTGACGGCGAACCGCTAAGATCCGCATTCATCAAAGTGAATGAAAACTTCACTGAAGTGTATGCTGAGATATTAGAGGGTAGAGACAGCAACGTGGTGGGCAGTGATTCAACCATCTTGGTTGATGCTGAGAACAACAAAATCAATCTTGACGGCACAGTGAAAGGTGATATCGTTCCAGACACCAATGTGGCTTATGATATTGGTTCTGCCACAAAAAGATTTAAAGATTTATATCTGTCAGGCAACACCATCAATTTGGGTGGCACAGCAATCAGTGTTGAGAGTGGTGAATTAAAATTGGGTGGTGTTAAAATTCCAAGTCAAACAGACTTGGACTCATCAATCGCAGATGTCACAGCAGGCAAATTCAGTTTCAATATCACAGGCGATGATTCCACAGTGAGAACTGTGCAGTCAGGATCAAACATTTCAATCAAAGGTGGAGCAAATATCACCACTGCCAGTGATGTGGATGGCAACATCACAATCACAGGACCAGATTTAAGTTCATATCTCACAGCAGAAACATCACACGCAGATGTGGTGGTGGATGGAGATTTCACATCATCAGGATTTATGAAAACTGATGGAGCAGGCAATTATTCTGTGGATTCAGCAACTTATCTTTCAGCAATTACTTTAGGTCAGGTCACAGGCGTTGACATCAACAATCCACAAGACAATCAAGTGTTATCATACAATGCAGGTTCAGGAGATTGGGTCAATGCTAATCCTACAGAACCCAAAACTTATTCCATAGCCAATGGTGATTGGACTAATGGTATCTCAATGGCGGGTATCAACAACAGAATTACATTACTTCACCCAACACCATTTTCTGCAACAGGAAGTGTGGTGGGCACGTGGTACTATTATCTGTACAATCTCAAAGCAGGAGATCAGATCACTGTGCATTTCAACAACAATAATAGTCCTGGAGGAGGTCCAATAGATGTAACCCAAACATTGACTGTAACAAGCACCAGTTATTTTGGTTATACTTCTTTGTTAATAGATGTCACTGGACACAGTTTCACAGACATCTACAACATTGATTCCATCACATTTGAACACCCAGATGGTCACGTGGGTTTGGGACAAGATCCCTTTCCAAGATTGGGCGGTGATCTATACACCCATGGTTACGCGATAAGAACTCCACAGTATGGCATGGATCTTGTTTTGGATCCAGACGGTCCAGGTGCTGTGGATGTGAGCACCAGCAAAATTATCAATGTGGTAGATCCCACAGATCCACAAGACGCGGCTACCAAGGCCTACGTGGATGCCAACGCAGGAGGTGGCACAACAATTAATAACAATGCTGACAATAGAATTATTACAGGAAGTGCTACTGCTGATACCCTAAATGCTGAAACTGGTATTACATTCAGTAGTAACAGACTATCTATTACTAGTGCTGGTGGACTAGATACTAATAGTATTAATGCCCACAATATAGGCAATAATGAGTTTTTAGAATTACGAGGTGGTGCCTCTACAGGTGGAGTCAAACTTCAATATTACAATAGTGGCTGGAAAGATGCTATACTAATAGATCAAGCCACTTCCGTTATGCAGTTTGATATTCCTATAGACGCAAAAAGTAATAATGTTATTGGTGTGGGCACATTGAATGGTCTCACAATTCCAGGTGTGGGCACAGGCATACTAGCATTAACATCAGATATTCCAGCAGGATACACAGATTCAGATGTGGACACACATCTTAATACTGGCACAGCATCATCCGGTGAAGTATTAAGTTGGAATGGTTCAGACTATGATTGGGTGGCACAGTCAGGTGGTGGCGGTGGAGAATTTGCGACTATCGGTACTGGTAACCTTTATAGTGCTAACCTTACCAACTTTGCCGACACATACACCTCTGGAACTAACAACTTTCTTGCAGGAACATCTGCTGGAAATTCTCTTACTTCTGGAAGTGATAATATTGCAATAGGTAATAATGCTGGTGCCGGCCTTACTACTGCATCAAATAATATCCTTATTGGAACTGGAATAATGGCCGATTATATAGGAGCAACAGGCATTAGGAATGTTGCTATTGGTCGACAAGCGATGTATAGAAATAGAACAGCACAAGAAAATGTCGCTATAGGAGACGCTTCTCTACTACGTATAAGAAATGGTACACAAAATGTTGCCGTTGGAAATAGTGCTCTCGAGAGTTTAGATGGTTATGGCAGTAGTACTGATGGTAGATATAATACTGCCGTAGGTGCCCTATCAGGGCATGGCTTTTCCAACGGAACCAAAAGCGTATTTGTTGGATATAGAGCAGGATATTATTCTAATAATTCTGATACGGTAACAATGGTTGGTGCATACAGCGGTGGTGGTGATGCTTTTAACCTAGGTTCAGGAACAAACAACACCATGCTTGGGTATCAAGCAAGTTGGTCGGCGGCAACCGTCAGTAACGAAATCACATTGGGTAATAGTTCTGTTAACGCCCTGCGATGTAATACACAAACAATCACATCATTATCAGATGCAAGAGACAAAAAAGATGTTGAAGATTTATCACTTGGTTTGAACTTTGTTGAAAAACTCAGACCAGTTGCATTTACTTGGAATATGCGTGATGGCGGCAAAGTGGATCAACCTGACACTGGATTTATTGCTCAAGAATTACAACAGGCACAAGAAGATGAAGGTGTAGTTCTTCCAGGACTAGTGTACACAACCAATCCTGAAAAACTTGAAGCGTCTTATGGCAAGTTAATACCTTCTTTGGTTAAATCGATTCAAGAATTATCATCACAGGTAAAAGAATTACAACAACAAATTAAAGATATAAAAGGTGACTAGGAGTTAAATATTGATATGGCAAACAGAATACCACTTGTAGTAGATACTTCGGACGGTAATAAGATAAAAGAATTACCCATCAATGACAATCTAGATTTAACAAATTCTAATCTAGTCGGAGTGAATGCCATATCCACACAGAGCATCACCATTAACAGTCAGCCATTCACACTACAATACAGCGAATTACAAAATACACCCACAATACCATCAGATATTTCTGAACTCACAGACAACACAGGCTTGTTGGGACAAGGTGGCGGTGGTGGTGGCAATGTCATTGTGCAAGGTGGTGGTGGATTAATCATCACAGCAGATGATTCTGTGGCAAGAACCATACTGCCAGGCAACACATTAAAAATTCAAGGTGCAGGTGATGTGACCACAACACTCACAGAAGAAAACGGCACAGATGTATTGACCATCACTCACAATGTGGCAGGCAGTGGTCCAGACACCAATACCACTTATGTGATATCAGCAGAAGATGGTGATGATGCCAACAGCAAAAAAATTAGATTGAGAGACAGCAATGATGCCATTCAAGACATCACACTAATAGCAGGAACCAATGTAGGTATCACTAGAAATGCCAATTCTTTCACATTCACAAGTACGGATAATAACACAACCTATGGTATTGCAAGTGCCACTGATGGTTCAGGCAATCAAGTTTTAAGATTACAAAGTTCAAGTGGTGCAACTGATGATGTAAAAATAATACCAGGTTCAGGAATTTCAGTCACAAGAACAGATGAAAATTCTATCACAATCAACAATACTCAAACATTACCAAATGTGTTTAGCACCATCAGAGTTGGCTTAACAAACGTGGTGGCAGATTCAACCAGCGATACATTAACATTAGTGGCAGGTGCAGGCATAGTAATCACACCAAATGCTTCCAATGACACCATACAGATAGACAGTTCTATACAGAATCAAAACTTGTTTCAAACTGTAGGATCTGATTCAGGATCAGTCACAGCATCTTCTATCACAGACACATTGAACATTGTGGGTGGTTCAGCAATATCAACCAATATTTCAGGCAACACTTTAGAAATCAATTACACAGGTAACGTGGGTGGCGAAGCCAACAATTTCGAAATTGTTGCTATAGGTACACCGGTTTCCAATGTTGAATTGATAGCAGATGATCCAAATGATACATTATATTTCACAGGTGGCTCAGGAATTTCGATCACAGCAACTGGTACAGGTTCAGGTCCAGGAGGTGCAGTGGATCAAGTATTCATCACTAACAGTGCTCCAAACGTGGATCAAAATATTTTCTACAATGTAACAGGAGATACTGGCACAATCACAGCATCTTCTATCACAGACACATTGCCTATAAAAGGTGGAACAGACATCACAACTTCTGTGGTAAATGGTGAATTAAAGATCAATTATGTTGGCAGTAACTCAAACTTCAATTTGCCAGACAACTATGCTTATAAAACCTTTGCCATAACACCATCAGGCGGATCTACCACAGCAAGTTCCAACGTTGATACATTAAATTTCTCAGCAGGCACAGGCATCACAATGAGTGCTTCCAATGATTTGATCACTGTGACCAACAGTGCACCAAATGTGGATCAAAACATTTTCCAGAATGTGTTGGCAGGTGGTGTAACGATTGTGGCAGACACAACCACAGACACATTATCATTTGCGGCAGGTACAGGAATCAGTATCACCGGTGATGCTGTGGGCGATCAAATTACCATTACAAACTCAGCACCAAATGTGGATCAAAATTTATTTGGCAGTATTGCTGTGTCTGGACAAACCAGTATCACTCCAAACAGCACAAACACTGCGTTGACATTTATCAATGGCGGAGGAATAACATTTACTACAAACAATGTGAGTAAATCTGTAACAGTTACCAACTCTTCTCCAAATGTTGATCAAAATATCTTTAACACTGTGAGAGTTTCAGGACAAACAGATGTAACCACTGCTTCAACAAACGGTGTGTTAACTTTTGTGGCTGGTACAGGTGTTACACTAACCACAGACAACTCAGCAAAATCTGTCACAATTAATTCTGCAGGTGGCACACTAGCAACTTTAACAGATACAACAATAACAACACCATCAAATGGACAGGTATTAAAATACAACGGCAGTGCTTGGATAAACAGTGCCGACGCAAGTGGTATTGCTCTAACAGATCTTTCAGTTGGTGCAGAAGCATCAGCGAGCGGAGATGGCGGTATTGCCTACAACAATATTAATGGAGTGTTCACGTATACTCCACCAACAGCGGCAGGTATTGGTGCTTTAGCAGACTTAACAGGTTCAAACCTAAACACACTAGCAGATGTTAACAATGCTGTGCCAACAGATGGACAAGTGCTTACTTGGGACAATGCTAATTCATATTGGAAACCAGCAACTGCAAGTGGCGGTGGCGGAACTCCAGGTGGAGTAGATACTCAGGTACAGTATAACAATAACGGAGCATTTGCCGGTGATGCAGGCTTCACATACAACGCAAACTCAGACACACTAACAATTACAAACATTATCACAGAGTCAGTTAATGCACCAAACACATTAATAGGCACTTACACTATTTCATCACCAACAACTATTACACTTGATCCTGTAGACGAAATTATAAACGATGCTCCAATGAAACTGGTTTCAAAAACAGTAGCAGATTTGAGCACTTTAGTATCGTCCGTGGGAGCAATGGTATTTTGTACTAATGAATCAGGCGGAGCAATACCGGCTTTTTACGATGGAACAAATTGGAGAAGAGTCAGTGATAGAGCCATTGTCTCTTAATGATGAATGATTGTATCAGATATAAATCAAATTAGAGAATACATTGTCACAGTCCGAAAAGATGTGGACTGGCACATTATACATGATGAGTTGTGTCGAGACACTTCAGCAGATGATTCTGTAGATTCAAACATTGTTCCTGACAGAGTGTGCGAGTGCTGTAAAGAACGTCCAAACAATCCAAGAAACACACATTACAATCTTTCAGAAGCAGAAGCAATCAAATTAAGACAAGATTCAAGAATACTGGCTGTACAGGCAGTTGAAGACATTCCAGAACCTAAACCAAGAGCATTCCAAGATGGAAATTTTAACAGATTGAGCACTGCAACTGGACAAAATGACAATTGGGGATTATTAAGACACACCAATCAAACCAACACATTTAACAACAGCCAATCAGATCCAGGTGGAAATTACGAGTATGTTTTAGATGGTACAGACGTTGACATGGTTATTGTGGACACAGGAATTCAAGTAGGACACCCTGAATGGAATAAAACAAATTATGTAGCACCAACTGTATACACCAGTGGTGATGTACAAAACGTAACCGGAGACGGTAGCGATTTCTTTAAGAGAGAACTCACAGTAAACGGCGTTAGAATAATGGCGGCAGGTGCTGTGGGTGGACAAACAGCAGTGCCAGACGAATGGATTAGAAAAGTAGCACAATTATTTAAATGGTTCACCAGACCAACATCTCAAACTAATCCACAATTTCAAGAACTGTTTATTAAAACATTAAAAGGAGATGCTGGAACTTATCACGCAGGCTTTCCAACTATACAAAGAGTGGCAAGAGGTGCAGGTGCAGATTACTCCACAAACTTCTTAACTGATGCAGGCGCTGAATTTTGGAATCTAACAAACTTGTATGACACTCATGTACAAAATGACATGGTGTGGTATTTGAATTCAACAGGTGGTCCTGCAGGCAATGGTAACGAAGATGCTCAAGAGGCAATCGAACACGTTTTCCATACACTGCATATGCACGGGTTATCTGCAGAGGATATAAAATTATATCCATATATAAGTTCCGATTGGAACACTGGTGATTTGTATAATGCAATGGTAGAGGCATACGATGCAGGTAAATGGGATCCATCAGGTTATCAAGAAAATCCAGATGATTGGAAAACTATCGGCGATGCTTTTGAAGTAGCGGCAAAAGAATATTTGTACTTGCTAAACTTTGCTATGTTTGATTATACAAGTTTATGGGACGGTGGAAGTCTTGCTCCAGAGTGGACAGACGATATGCGTACTCCAGCAGGCATTCAAGCAAATAACCCGTTAGGTGCTGAATTTTTTTATACATGGATACAACCGTGTATTTCAAAAATTCCTTTAGAAACCATACAAAGTTTATTCCGTAACGGCGACACTGGTAATCCTTATGCCGCAGGTAGATCAGGTTACATTGCTGATTCAGAAATAAGATTAAAACAGATCAATTGGTTTACAGAATCAAATAATGTTGGCACACAGCCAGCAAACTTTTACACAGATGTGAATGGTCATGGTACACACTGCATTGGAACAATGGCCGGCAAAACTTTTGGCTGGTGTAAAAATTCTGACATATACAACATCACTCTTTATTCCAATACAGGAAACAATATCTCTTGGGCTGATACCATTGACTCACTAATAGATTGGCACAACGCTAAACCAACCTTGCCAGACACTGGTGCTAAAAAACCCACTGTGGTCAATATGAGTTTTGGTTATGCTTGGTACATAAGAACAACAACCACTCCAAATGCAATATCATTCAATGGTACAGATTATTATGATATCACAGGTGGCAGATATAGAGGCGTTGCTCATTCTGATACCGCATATGCTAACCTACAAAACATAGGATTAATTGGAGAAGCACAAGGTGGAGGTGTATATGGGTTTCCAAGAAAGTTTGCTTCAGAAGATGCTGATGTGGAAACACTGATCAACAACGGAATTCATGTGTGTTGTGCCGCTGGCAATGATTCAATGAAAATTGATGTGCCAGGAGGTGTTGATTATGACAATTATCTTACATTTACTTTTTCAGGTACCACTTATTATATGTACTATCACAGAGGTGGCACTCCTTCAGTGAATGAAGGTGGAGATACATATACAGGCACTACCACTCAAGACAACCCTGTGGGAGATTTAAATGAAGGATTTATGGTAGGTGCTTTAGAAAACAGTGATGTGTTGGATGGTGTGATATATCGTGATAAGAAAACTACATTCAGTCAGTCAGGTCCAGGTGTAAACATCTACACTGCTGGAAGATATATCATAAGTGCCCAACCCAACAATCAAGGTTCTACATATTTTGCTGACGCCAGTTATAGACAAGCCAAATACTCAGGCACATCAATGGCGGCTCCACAGATGTGTGGCATGATTGGTCTACTGACTCAGGCACATCCTGATTGGACTCCTGCTCAAGTAAAAAAATATTTTGAATCAAATTCAGTAGCCAATCTAAATGATACTGGCAACAATAATGATTACACAACAAATACCACAATTCATGGTGGACCCAATAGGGTGGCATATTTTCCAATGAATGGTCTAAGACCATTTAGTCAAACATCTGGCACACTGGCAACTTTAAGTCTCACAGCAGACAAGAGTTCTGTTGATGAAGGCGAAACCATCACATGGACTCTTACAACCACTAATGTTCCAGATGGATCTGCAGTTGCGGCAGAATTTGTTTTAAACCAAAATTTTGATTTTGGTGATGGACCACCTGTCTATGATAATCCGTCAGCAGGTCTATGGCCTTTTTTAAATTTTGAAGTTTTTGAAAACACAGCGTCTGTTTCTATGAGTTTTAGAGAGGATACTGTGACGGAAGACAGCGAAATTGCCACACTTAGACTATTGGGTTATTCAGTATTAGATGACCCAGCAGGTTTTAGGGAAGTAAATGGAGTATCTGCTTCTGTAACAATTAATGCCAACAGCACATAGGCGATAAATACAAGTAGGAGAACACAATGGCAATCAGCACAATCAACATAGGAACACTGGCAAACGACGGCACTGGTGACGATCTAAGAGAAGCGTTTATTAAAGTTAACAATAACTTTACAGAATTGAATGCTCGTCAGGCTGAAAATACCACTGCATCTAATAGACTGGCAGATGATGCCACTACAAAAGGTGTGTTTGCTCAAAAAGTAAATGATAATTTAATATTCAAAAATTTAAAAGCAGGTCCTAATGTTTCATTGAGTGCTGACAACAATCAGATCACAATCACTTCTTCAGGTATTGTGAGCATACTGTTTACCACAGATACTGGCTCTTTGAATCCGATTGGATCACAAGGACAAGTGCAAATTAGAGGTACAAGAGGTGCCACCACAACAGGTGTTGGTTCTATAATCACTGTTGATTCTGCATTGTCAAATGAAACTTCACCAACTCTATCAGCAACACTAAACGCCAACAACAATGATATAACAAACGTTGGCACAATTACTGCCAACAATTATGTTGGTTTAGTTAAAGGTATCGATGTTGATGATGTCAACAGTTTGATCGGTTTTGACTTTGGTGGAATACAAAATCCTGTACAAAATATGATACAGTGGTTAGAGCAATTTAATCCTGTAAATATGGGCACAATTACTGCCCCTTCGGCTCAAGGAATCAACTTAGGTTCAATCTAAGCATTCTATTTCACGATAAATATCTATATCATGCATGATTTATGGACAGTTCAAACAGGGTATAATCTAGGCACATATCAAGAAAGAGTGCCCACAACAATCAATTTACCTATATCAGGTGCTGATTCTATTGTGACAATAGCAGGAACAATACCTCCTGGATTAAGATTGGATGGACAAACATTAAAAGGCACACCTTTTCAAGTGTCACGTTCAACACAGTATGAGTTTTGTTTAAGAGCAACTCATCAAACAAGAATTCAAGATAGAACTTTTACAGTTAATATACAAGGTCCTGATGCTCCAACTTGGACAACTCCAGCAGGCACTTTACCTATAGGTGAAAACAATCAATTGTTTGTGTTGGATAGTTCTTATGTGGACTATCAATTGGAAGCCATAGATGCAGATTTAAGTGCCAACACAGTTTTAGAATACTATATTCCAGAAGGTGGTGGAGAACTTCCACCAGGATTAACACTCAGCAAGACAGGAAAAATTTCAGGTATAGTTGATCCTATACTAGCATTAGATATTCTTTCTAGCACAGGTTATTATGATTCAAACGATTATGCTTCTGCTCCTTTCGATTTTGGTATTCAAGGTTCTATAGCAAATAGAAGTTTTTATTTTGATGTTCAAGAATATTCGGAACTGTATAATGCTCAAATTAGTTCAAGAACACAAAGAAAACTAAATCGTTATTATGAATTTACTGTAAACGTCACAGATGGTGACAGCACAGCACAAAGAAAATTTAAAATATTTGTCGTAGGAGATGATTTCTTAAGAGCAGATAATACTATCATGCAGGTGGGGTCAGGTGTATTCACTTCAGATGGAACATTTTTACGTACTCCACAATGGTTAACACCATCAGATCTAGGATTCAAACGTGCGAACAATTATGTCACAATTTTTTTAGAACTGTATGATCCAAACACTGTGCCAGGACTTGTAAGTTATGTTCAAGAAAGATTAAATGATGATAACACCGTTTCAACTCTTCCTCCAGGCATGGCACTGGATCCTAACACAGGAGAAATAGCAGGTAGAGTTCCTTATCAACCAGCAGTTACAAAAGAATATAAATTTACAATCAGTGCCGTAAGAGCAAATATTGGTTCCGATTTAGTCACAGTTAATATCACTCCATACGAAGATCAACTTCAAGGATCTGACACACTGAAGATTCAGAAGTTATCTGTGGGACTGGCAGACGGTTTAGATGATATCACCAGTTTAATAAATCAAAAAATTGTTATTAACAATCAAGAATACACAGTTTTACAAGTTGACGATTCCAATCAGAGATATGATGTATTAAAATTAAACAGAAATTTACAATCAAACGATTTATTAGTTTACACAGGAACTGTGTATGAGCCTAACGATTATAAAAATGGTATTCAGACTGTGGTTAATAGAGCAAATAATGAAATATTTGTTTATAATAGAATTTCTAAAGACAAATACAAAGGCAGAACACTGCGTATAGGATCTAACGAATATATCATTGCTGATATACAATCATTACTGGCAGAGGGTGAACCAGCATTGCAAGGCATAGCAAGTGCCACATCATTAGAAAAAATTGTTTTAAATATTCCACTACAGGATTCATTTGTAAATGAACAAAACATCAGTATTGCGGCTTTTGAAAATGAAGTTTACAGCAAAAACTTCTTGCTCAACAGTACAGACACAGAACCTAAAGCAACTAAAACATTCACAGTTAAAGTATTAGGAGAAGTTGACAGTACAATCACTTGGATTACTGATTCTAATTTAGGCACACTCAAAGCAAACTTAACCAGTCATTTGAGATTAGATGCTCAAAGCACAGTATCAGATGCTAGAATGAAATATTTGTTAATGAGTGGATCACTTCCACCAGGATTAAGTTTAACATTGGATGGTGAAATTGTAGGTAATGTTAGATTGTACAGCGAAGATTCGTTGCCAGGAATAACATCTTTCGATAACAACAGTTTAACATTGGATGGTGGTACAACTACTGTGGACGAAAGTTACACATTTACAGTTCGAGCACAAGATAGATTTGGATTTAGTTCTGTAGAAAGAACATTTAAACTTTTAATCGATACCAACGTTACAAAAACTTTCACAAACTTATATGTACAACCTTTGTTGAAACCAAGTCAGCGTGATTACTTCAAAGACTTTATCAGTAACACAAACATCTTTGGTATAGATAAAATTTATAGACCAACAGATCCAGAATTTGGTTTACAAAAAACAATGAAGATGTTGGTGTATGCAGGTATTGAAAAGAAAGTTGTTGGACATTATGTCACAGCAGTTTCTAGCAATCACAAAAGAAGTAGATTTAATTTTGGAGAAATTAAAACAGCACTAGCCAAATATCCAGGCACTAACAATATTGCCTATGAATTAGTGTACGCTGATGTTATAGATACAAGAGATGCCACATCAGGATCCACAAGAAGAGTTATAGACATCAATGCACAGAATAAAATTAAAGTTAATCAAACTCAATTAGAAGTAACAGATGATTCAACCAAATTAAATGTGGGTGGATCTGCTTATTCTATTTTTGTTCAAGCAGGATCAGTATTACCTGTTTCAGCAGTAGGAACCAGTTTGGAAATTTTTGCTAGAACAGGACGTTTGTTGATTGATGTGCCTAGAGGAGAATTATTTGTAGATATGCAGAATGGTCCAGATTTATTGATAGGAAGTGTAGAACAGGTGAATGGTGATCCATTCAGATTTAGACCAAAAAATTCTGTGATCAAAGTGGACAGCACACTGCTTAAAGCAAGTATGAGCAATGACGAATTACGTTACATAAGCAATATTTCTAATATGAGAAATAACATCAAAGCACTGGGAGTATCAGAAGGCGGATTGTTACCACTTTGGATGAAAACTGCACAAGGAGAAAATGTAACAGCACAAGGATATACCACAGCAGTACCGCTGTGTTATTGTAAGCCAGGCACAAGTGAAAGCATTGCGTTGGCAGTAAAAAATAGTGGATTTGATATTAAAAATATCAATTTTGAAATTGATAGATACGTGGTATCAGGCACAGAAGGAAATAGTGCAGATCAATACATTCTATTTCCAAACTATGAATACAATGTGTAATAAATAACTGTAGGATATAAACAATGAGCAACATAGATTCAACAAGCATAGACGCAACTTATCCAGTGGCTGGACAAGACAATAACAGTCAAGGATTCAGAGATAATTTTAATATTATCAAAAACAATTTTGCCACAGCAAAATCAGAAATCACTTCACTGGAAAGCAATTCAGCAAAAACAAATTCAAACAACAACTTCAATGGTAATGAAGTAAGTGGTGCTCTTTTCAAAGGAAATTTTGTTAAAAGTCATGATGCTGGCAGTGTAACAACTAACCAAAATATCAGTTTAACAAATGGTAATTTTCAAAGAATTATTGTTGGTGCTAATGTGACACTCACATTTGATGATTGGAGTCAGCAGACTAATGCTTTAGAAAGCATTGTGATTCATGTAACAAAAGCAGGTGGTGATAGGACGATTACTTGGGCAACCAACGGAGGATCAATTAAAAAAGATTCAAATTTTCCCAATCCATTTGTAGCAAACAGCACAATAAATCCAAAAGTAGTTGAATTTTATTCATACGATAAAGGAGTAACTGTGTTCGCCAGATATATTGGTCAATTTAGTTAATATGATATGTTTCATCCATTAGGAAAAGATTTAGGTGATATTCCAACTCCAGAATTAGAAAAAAAACTTACAGAACTGCGTACCAAATATCTTAGAGCAAACAATCCACAAATACGCAATCAAATCAATTTCTTCATCATGGACTACACAGAAGAACTCAAAATGCGTTGGCACAAAGAACAACAAGAGCTGAATAAAAATTCTGGTAACGATATCGATGATTTGATTAATGTAGATTAATCTTGACTTTTTGAATTAAATCCTTTATAATCAACATATGAAATTAGACACATTAGGTTTGCCGAAGTACGATGTAGATGATTGTATGGATCTTATCTACAAGGATAAACTGGATACACTGTTCAAAGTGTATGTGGATAAAAACTCAGAAACAGAACAATTTAATCAGTCTGTGAAAGATACAGGTGAAGGACAGCAGTTAAAATACTATGAACCTTTGGATATTGAATTGAAAGAATTTGATACATTACTACAATCAGAATGGTTCATGCCCAACAGTTACAAACAATTTGATGTGGAAAAATATATTTTAAATGTGTGTCCCGATAATGATCAATCAAAACAAAGAGTGTCTGAAGAAATGAACAAGTTTAAAGAATTAGGTTATATGAATCTTTTAAAGTTTTTACACTTTTTGGTAACGTTTATGCGAGAGAACAAGATAGTGTGGGGCGTGGGCAGAGGCAGTTCGGTAGCAAGTTATGTGTTATATCTACTAGGAATACACAAAATTGACTCGATTCAATATCGGCTGGACTGGCAGGAATTCATCAGATAAATACATACATAATAGGAGAACATTAAAATGGCAGTAAAACAAACAGGCAAAAAAGTTTACAAAACCATGCAGGGTAAAACCATAGACATGGATCTTTTGAGAAAACGAAATGAATTAACTCCAGCAGTTGGCAATGCCAAAGTGAATGCTAGAGGAGATGAATTAGGACCAGGTGGCAAAATTATCAAGAAAAGAGAAGATGTTTTGGCAGACTATTACAGAGATAATCCTAATACAGTTGCTCATAAAGAAAAAAATCCAGCACCTGTGGCTGATCCTGTTGTCGAAGAACCTGTAGCAGAAACACCAGTTGAACAAACTGATGGCGAATGGGTTGAAGACGCAGAAGGTAATTTTGTAAAAAAAGAACAATAATCTATGGCAACTCTAACAGAGTATAAAGGTACAATTACACCTATTCATAATAGAGTACTTGTCACTGATATGGAATTTGGTGAACAAAAAACTGCCGGTGGAATAATACTTCCATCAGATGACGGACAAGCCCGAGGTATTCATCCTCGTTGGGGCAAAGTGGTTGCAAAAGGACACGAAAACGAAGACGATTACGAAGTGGGTGATTGGATCTTAGTTGAACACGGCAGATGGAGTCGTGGTATTAGCATGGTGGACGAAAATGGCAACAAAGGTATTTTCAGAATTGTAGAAGCAGAATCGGTACTAGGTACTGCTAAAGATAAACCACAAGACGTATTGACCAGAAAAACTGATTCAGAAAATAAACATTTGGCTGAATAACTCTTGACAAAATAGTATAAAAGTCTTATACTAACACAATGAAACTTCCAGTAATACAATCTAAAGGATTAAACACAACCGGTTTGACTGGTATTGTGTTAATGACACTACATCTCACAGGATACATTTCAGGTTGGGGTTGGCCCGTATTGTACATTCTTTTAATTTTGAGCGGAATGGGTCAAGAATATATGAGGAGAGATTAATATGAAAGAACTTTGGGTAGAAAAATATAGACCTAAAACAGTAAGTGAATATGTGTTTAGAGATGATCATCAACGTAAGCAAGTAGAATCTTGGATTAAAGATAAAACTATTCCACATTTATTGTTCAGTGGTAATGCAGGTATTGGTAAGACCACATTGGCAAAGGTACTGTTTAATGAATTAGAAGTAAATGACTTAGATGTTTTAGAAATAAACGCAAGTAGAACAAACAGTGTAGACGACATCAGAAACACAATTATAAACTTTGTACAAATGATTCCTTTTGGTGCATTTAAGATTGTGTTGTTAGATGAGGCAGATTACTTGAGTCCAAACGCACAGGCGGCACTGCGTGGCGTTATGGAAGAATACCACACCACAAGCAGATTTATTTTAACTTGTAACTATCCTAACAGAATTATTCCAGCACTGCACAGCAGATGTCAAGGCTTTCATATTGAACGTATTGATCAAACAGAATTTACCACAAGGGTAGCAAAGATATTGATGGATGAAGGTATTACTCCAGACTTGGATATACTGGACACTTATGTGAAAGCCACTTATCCTGATTTAAGAAAATGTATCAATACTGTGCAAATGAATTCACAAGATGGCACACTTGTTGCTCCTGCTAAATCAGACAAAGCAGAAGCAGATTACAAATTAGAAATGACTGAATTATTCAAAGCAGGCAAGATCACAGAAGCAAGAAAACTGGTATGTAGTCAAGCACGTCCAGATGAAATTGAAGACATATACAAATGGATGTATGATAATATCACACTGTTTGGAGATGAAGCACGTCAGGAAAAAGCCATATTGGTTATTAAACAAGGACTAGTGGATCACACTCTTGTGGCAGATCCAGAAATTAATCTTGCGGCAACAATGATCAAACTACAAAACATATAATATTCCATGACTTATGTTGTTAATGATAAGTGTTTAATGTGCAAACACACTACCTGTGTGTCAGTTTGCCCTGTAGATTGCTTCTATGAGGGAGAAAATATGCTGGTTATTAACCCTGAAGAATGTATCGACTGTGGAGTATGCGAACCTGAGTGTCCAGAAGATGCAATAAAACCAGATACAGATCCAGAAGGAGAAGGTTGGGTTGAGTTCAATCGTAAGTGGTCAGAAGTTTGGAACGTGATAGATACTCAAAAAGAACCAATGCCTGATTATGAAAAGCATTCAGGAGAGAGTGATAAACTTACAAAATATTTTAAGGAGAAATAAAATGAGATGTAGTCATATATTAATAGCACACCAAGACTCAATGAGAAGTCAAAGATTAGTTTCTAGAGAAGAAGCATTATTTTTAATTGCTGATATTCAAAAGAAAATGTCAGATCAAGAACTAACATTTGAACAAGCGGCAAAAATGTACAGCGATTGCCCAAGTGGAAAAGCCAATGGCGGAGATTTAGGTTTCATAAAACGAAATCAAATGGATAAAGATTTTATGATTTACCTAGACGGATTACAGCCAGGTGAGACCAGCGGTATATGTTGTACAGCATTTGGTTTCCATATTATTCGTAGAAACCAGGACGTTGTTCTTAATCAGTCTCCGTAGATATCTAATACTTCTTTGACTGCTTGGTGCCTTTGTACGTCACTCTTTTCAAAGTTAACCACATCAATTAACATTGATGATTTACGGTTAAGTTTCTCAATGAAGTCAGACAATCCATTGTCGTTCGGCCTATCTGTCTGAGCGAGATCTCCAGTTACTGCTAATTTGCTTCGACTTCCGATTCTCGTTAACAACATCTTCATTTGATTGATGGAGGCGTTTTGCATTTCATCTGCCACTATGTAGCAATTATGAAAAGTTCTACCTCGCATGAAAGCCAACGGTGATATTTCTATTATCCCTTCATACAGCATATTCTGTATATCTGCTGTGGTGAAGTACAACTTGAATACATCAAATATAGGTATGGTCCAAGGAGCCATTTTTTCTTCCAAACTACCTGGAAGAAAACCTATATCTTCATCCACACTAACCACGGGACGTGTTACCACTATTTTATTGACTTGTTTTTCTTTGAACATTTTGATAGCCACCTGAACAGCAATCAATGTCTTTCCAGTACCTGCTGGACCTACACCAAACACAATGTCTTTGGCTGGATCTAACAATTTAAGAAGATAAGATTCCTGATTTATGTTTCTAGGAACTATCTTAACGTCTTTTGGTTTTTCTGGTAGATATTGTTTGATTGGCAGGACGTTTGCCCTGTTCTGATGCTTTCTGGACGTTTTTTTACCCATTAGCACTCCTTCTGTTATTAAGCAAAAAGTAAATTTGCATACTAATATTTAATTGATTTTGATCGGAGACATAAATGCTCACATAAGTTACTGCTATAGATAAATACATAAAAAGGTACTCTACAATGCAAGATATAAAAGACGTCATTAAAACTATAGAAAATGTGTACGATAACGACACAGCATTCACTATATTAAAAGATTTTGAACGTGTATTAGATGAATTAAATCTATATGTGTACGATAACTGGATGGATGGTGAATTAGCATCAGGACCTGAAATATTGCGTCATTTTGTGACTGCTACTTTTATGTGGCCAAGAGACAAAATGCCTGATCCAGATGGTGGTAAAAGATTAATAGATTATGGCTGTAAAGTTTTCTACAAAAAAGATGTTTACATCTATCCAAGAAAAATTTTAAAACAAGACGATTTTAGACCAGGCACTAAAAAAGGTAAACTGGATCAAATGCCAGTATGGCTAGTTACAATAAGAATGCCTAAAGAATTAATAAGAACCATTTACAGTGGGTATGAATCAGAACAAGCATATAATAAAGAACCAGCAAACTCAGAAGTAGTTGACGGTTCACAAGCAGTTCAAACTTCAGATGAAATAGCACCGGAAGGTTTATAATGGGATTAAGACAAAACGACTTAGAATTCACAGTTGACAATGTGTTTGAAATTGATTCATTCAAATCTAAAATGGGTGATGATAAAGACATTGTTACATTAAGTTTTGCTGTAAAAGGTGAACAACCAGCACTTGATTTGGTAAAGTTTATAGAAACAGGTTACGACTTTGTGTTGGATGCAGACAAAACATCTGGAGAACAAGCAGACGGCAAATTCAGAGTGTTTGTTGAATTAGAACGTTCAAAAAAATCTCCAAATCAGATACTGGAAATATTGGACGGTGTTAAAAAGATTTCAAATCAAAACGACTTAAGATTTAGATACTACAAAAACTTTAGAAGTCAACCAGCAGACGAATCTAATATTAATGAACAATTACCATTGGATCCAGGTGCTTACGATATCAAAACTAACCAAACTCAAATGGAAAACTACAAGAACTTTTTTGCTGACAGTTATGTTGACGATGTTTATATGGAAGGCAATGAAGTTCATATGAAGAAAAAATATGCTGACAAATTGGTATTTGAATTTGTAGATGCAGGATTTAAAACACAGATTGTGGAGAGCATAGAAGGGTCGATCCAAATTGAAGCCTTTCCAGAAATTATTTTCTTAAGTAAGTATGTTGGTGATTATAACATTACTAAATTTGGTAACAAATTGGTATTTGAAAACAAAGGTCACTGCGTGGTACTTAGGAAAAAATAATGAAACTATCAAAAAACTTTACACTAAACGAATATACCAAAAGTCAAACAGCAACAAGACTTGGTATTGACAATCAACCAGGTTACGAACATCTAGACAAAGCAACAAAATTGTTTGAAAATGTGGTACAAAAAGTACGAGACAATTTTGGAGTTACTGTTATCAATTCAGGATATAGAGGAGCCAAATTAAACGAAGCAATTGGTGGCTCTGCAAACTCACAACACTGTAAAGGTGAAGCAGTGGATATTGAATGTCCAGGCACAAGCAATTACGATGTGGCAAAATGGATTGAAGACAATCTTGATTTCGATCAACTCATTTTAGAATTCTACACACCAGGCATACCTGATTCCGGTTGGGTCCATGTTAGTTATAAATCAGAAGGCAATAGAAAACAAAGCCTTACAGCCATGAAAGAAAATGGCAAAACTGTTTATAAGCCTGGCTTAATAGAATAATGTCTGAAATACAAACATTAACTTTTCAATCATCGTTGTACTACAAAGATTTACAACTGAGTGCTGAGTTGGAAAATCATTGTAAACAAGCCAAACTAGATCCTGTTCCTAATGAACACAGCAGTTCTTTTTGGAATAATAATGAAAAACTTTCTAAATTAATTATTCCTGATGTAAAGGATTTTTTTATAGAAGTTGGAAAAAGTTTAGGATACAAAGAGTTTGCTCTTGCACACACTTGGATACAACAATATAACGTAGGTGAAAATCATAGAGTACATATTCACAGTGTTTACCCAAATGATTACAGTTTCGTATATTATATAGATTGTGGTGACACATCTGCTCACACAGTATTTTATAATTTTGGATACCCTTATATCGATCATGGTTCTCACAAAGTCAAACCTGCAAAAGGTAGATGTGTGCTGTTTCCAGGTGCTATG